TTAATTTTATTATTATTATTATTAATATAGGATTTTACGGTATAAATGTCAAGGGATTAAAAATGGAAACTTTTATTATGATAGTTATGTTATGCCACTTAGATTATTTTAGTGGTCAAGAAATATGTATTCCTATGACTCCTCAACCTCAAATATATTATAAGTCAGAAAAAGAATGTAATGAGGCTGCTATAGAAAAAAGAAAAGAAATGCAAATTATAGCTAGTGATAATAAGTTAATAATTACAGGTATTTATTCTAATTGTATAGAAGAAAAATCTAAGCCACAAACTTAAGGATGGCCTTGTCCACGTTCGGACTTCTTTTTACCTTTATGTTGTTTAGAATGACGCCCTGGACGTTTAATTCTATTTCTTTTAATTAATTCTGCTGCAGCTATTTTTGATTTTTTAGCCATTTTATTTCATCCTCTTTTAATTTTAAATATTTAATAGAACCATTAACATATTGTCTGGTATCGTGGCCACAATTAGTGCACCTATAATAATCAGTAACAATGGCAACCATAATAGCCTCCTCTTCACACTCCGGACAAATTCCGTGAACAGTACGTATCTCGCTTAATAATTCTTTTATTTTTACCATGGTTTATAAACTGTTTTGTTTTCTTGTTTAATAGCTCTCAATGATTGATTTCTATTTTCACCGGTATTCCATGATACATGGACCCAGCCAGAGTCAGGCTCACCATCTCGATAAAACTCGAGAATCAATTGATCATATTCTAAATTATCTTTTATCCATTGTGCTAGCTCCTTGTTATCAATACCTACAACTTCAATATCTGCAGCTTTACCTTCTGCATGCTGCGAGGTAGGTTTAGAGCCAATCGCAATACAAAGTTCACCAGATCTATATCCAGAAGAAATCATTACAGGAGACTCAAAATGAGATCTGATAGGTTGCAATACATTCACACACAACGCCTTGAGATTATCAATGTGCGCTGGGGATGGATTATTCGGTATTCCTTTTCTCTCCGCTGTTTGAGACTTTATTAACTCGCTCAGTTGAAAGTTGGCTGATAGTTTCATTCGTTTGGACTTTATTACATTTACAGTCTTTTAACAAGGCACAGAAACCCATATAAAATCTATAAATGCAATATTTCATTTATCTATTTTAGATAAGGCCTTTGCAATAGTTTCCATTTTATTAGAAGTAGGTTCTTCTTTAACGCATCCCAATAAACTTACAATAAAAATTAAAGTTAATAAAATTATTATTGTATAATATTCAAATTTTTTGGATCTTTTTAAATTATGTTTTCCTAAAACTAATGGTTTTAATTCACATTGGCATTCATTACATGAACAACTTTCGCAAAAAGTATCACTGACATAGTATCCTTTACCCAAACAATGACAATGATGTTTACATACTTTACAAAATTTTTTCATTTAAATAAATAATAATATTAACCAGAGTGATACTACTAATAGACCAATGATGATTTCCCTATCCATAAATGTCTCCCCATGTTTCTCCCGATTCATAGTCAACCTTATTCGGGATTTCTAATTTAACAGCATTTTCCATAATCTCAACAATTTTTTTTGCATGTTCTGGAGATTCTACGGATAAATCTAATTCATCATGTATTTGAATATGTGCTACAATTCCTTCTTTATGTAGATCTAACATAGCTTTTTTAGTCATATCAGCAGCAGACCCTTGAATTAATTTATTTAATGCTTTGTATGTCATGGCTCTCTTGATCCCTGGTCCGTGTTCCTGGAGTGCCTCTTCATGAGGCAAAGCTTTATGCATACCAAAACTATTAGGTTCCCATAAATGAAACCTACATAATCTACCAAGTAAGGTTCTAATTTGTCCACGCTCCTGAGCTCTATTAGATGCAGAGTTCATCAATTGTTTTACAAAAGGAACTTTAGCATGATATTGATCAAATAATTCTGCAGCTTTTTCTTTAGATACACCAAGTTCTGCTTGTAGTTTAGCTTTACCCATTCCATAAAATAATCCTAAATTAATAGTCTTAGCTTGTGATCTTGGTATCATGGCCATATCTGCAACCGTTTGGTGAAAGTCTGTATCTACATTATCTTTATATTCTTCTACTACATCATAAACAGATGAAAAATTATGCAATGCTGCATAGTGAACTACGAGTCTTGGTTCTTGCTGTGAATAGTCAAAACAACCCCAGGTGCATTGTTCTTCCGGTAAGAATAAAGAACGGATTAAAGGTCCTAGGTCCTTGTTCCTTGCAGGAAGTTGCTGCAAATTAGGGTTGTTATAACTAAATCTTCCAGTAACTGTTCCCCCAGCGTCTGAACGAATCTGATTAATCTCTGCATGTATTCTTCCTTTATGTTCATATTTAAGAATAGAGTCAATAAAAGTAGAATGTGCCTTGTTTATTTCTCTAGCTTTTGCTATTTTCTGCACTAAAGGATGATTATGTTCTTGCAAAAAATTTTTAGTGAAAGAAGGTTCTTTTGATTTTTCCGTTCTATCATAAGGTAAAGAAAGTTTGTCAAACATTTTGGCAACTGATCGTGCTGCCATTATTTGCACTTCTAAGCCTGTTTCTTTTTGTATGTCTAACAATAATTGTTCTTCTTGTGCAATTAATTGTTGTTTCAATATATGAGCTCGTTCGCTATCGACACGAACGCCTTTAAATCTCATATCTACTAGACAAGGAAATAAATCTGTTTCTAAATTAAAAATAGATTCTATGTCTTGATGAATAATTTCTTTTTTAAACATTTGCCAAAGCTCCAGAGTAAGCTCCGCATCTTTTTCTGCATAGGCTCCTACATACATAGCAGGTAGCTGCCACATATCTGCTTTTGGGTCTAAACCCCTTGATTTTGCTTCTTCATTTAATGCTGTTTCATTTTTACCATGACCTAAATATTCCCATGATAATGCATTTAAACTATAAGCAAATCTATTTTCATCAATAAGACTCGCTGCAATCATAGTATCTACAATAATACCATTGATAGGGATGCCCATACTTCGGATCCAACATACGTCATACATTGCATTATGAAATATTTTAACAGCATCGGTTGCCATGGTATCTTTAAACCATTCCAATACTCTTCTCTTGTCCATGTTGGGCCCTGAGCCGTGAGCAATGGGAAAATAAAATTTTCTTCCAGGTACAGCAACAGCAATACCAACTACTTCACCATTACCAATCACAGAACCAGATCCTTTATTTTTTAAATCAGGATCTCTTGTCTCTAAGTCAACTGCGATTTCATCATAGGATCGTAAATCTGGTAATTCTTCTGGTTCAATCCATTCCGTCTGTGCTTCAAATAATGGTACTTTCATTTTTTTAACCTTTCTATTTCTAGTTCGCAGTAATGAATAATTTTTTTCAAATCTTCAATACCATTTTTGTCTTTATATCTGACTACATACTTAATAACATTCCCTTGAAAAAAAGACAAGTTATTGGCAGTGATAAATGTGTAGGGTTGAATTTGATGTTTAGAATAATGATCACCACCTTCTTGTCTTGATGATGGGAATATTCTTTCCAGGTCTTCTTTAGTAGTCATAACAGTTCCTTTGTTTAAGTTTATGTGGTAGTTGTTGATTTAACTGGCGATGAGTTATGCAATTCATGCAAGGGAATAAGACTCCAGAACCAACGTCGCTGTTTTTGCAGCAGGATCCTACCACTGACCCCGTAGAGTTTGCCCTTTTCCCGTTCCTTAACCTCATAGATTATAACCATGCCTTTCTTTTTTGGCATTTAACAAATATAAATTTTCTTTAGAACGAGTGGTACCGACGTACCATACCCTATGTTCTTCATCTGCTTTATCTATACTTGTTTTAATATTGTTTCTAATCATTCTAGTATTATCCAATACTAAAACCACATTCTGCATCTCTCTTCCTTTAGCTGCGTGAATAGTAGATATTTCTATATTAGGATCTTCTGTTAATTTTTCTCCATTAGAGAGCATAGTTCTTATGTATAGGCATTCTTTTTGATCAGCATTGTTAAACATCTCATACCAATATAAATGTTTATCTAATCCTAGATCTCGTGCAGTAACTTGAACTTTATTTTTTAATATCTCTCCATCAAAATCTTGTGTTAAGAAATCAAATATATCTTTACATTCATTAATTAAAATAGATCCATTATCCATTAAACGAGTCCAATTGAGTGCTGCTTTATATAATTTTTGATTATAACTTTTGCCGTGCCTTGTTTTAAAATATAAGTTTTTTTCTTTTAAATACTTTCCAATTTCATCAGCTCTATATTTAGCTCTAGTTAAAATTAACCATTGTCCCTGATAAAAATCTAAACCATCTAATGTATAAATTTTTTCTACTTTACCTTCTACAATAACACCCTGTTCGTCTACTCTGGGATGATAGGTTTTTTCTATTCTTGGTCCTAATATTCTAGATTGAATAATTTTAGCTTGTTCTAAAACAGCTAACGGGATACGTCTAGATTGTTGTAGTAATTCATGTTCTGCTTCTTCTTCAATAAATCTTTTTACATCAGCACCAGCCCAAGCAAAAATAGCCTGATCATCATCCCCTGCTAAATAAATATCTTTTGTTTTTGTTTTTAATACATCATACATTTTCCATTGAATGGGAGATAAATCTTGAGCCTCATCTATAAAAATAACATCAAATTGCGGGCATTTTTGATGTTGATTAATAAATTCCTTGATCATATCTGTATAATCCTTTAAATTATTGACCTTTTTAAAATGAATATAATTATTATAAATTGTATTCAAAACTTCAAAATCAATCTTTCTACTATACTCATTGGTATCAAACTCTTCTTCAATAGAAATATCTTTAATGCTTGCTTTATTAATTAATTGAAAATACTCATTATCTGAATCTAAATAACATGTTTCTTGAGAAGCTCCACTGACACGAATAGATAATTTCTCTCCTATTTGATTATAATGAACATCCTGCATTACATTATCTTCACTCATACCTAATGTATGAAATGCTAATGAATGTAGAGTTTGAAAATATTTTAATTCTTTTTTATTTTTATCTGGAAATAATTCTATCATTCTATCTGCAGCCTCTCTTGCTGCAACTTTAGTGAAAGCAAAATATCCTATTTTATGAATAGGAGTTCCTTTATTAATATAATCACTCACATATTTTAATAGAGTATAAGTTTTACCTGTACCCGGAGGTCCTAATACCTTTTTAATCATTAGAATATATCTCCCTCTTTTCGTAAAGGTATAACTTCAATCATAGATTCTTCCCTGTCTTTAACATCAATTTTAATTTGCATGACAGGTATAGGATCGTAAGATTTAGTATCTGTAGTTTTTTTAGGAAATCTTTTTTGAACACCAAATTCAATATCAAATTTATTTTTTAATATTTCAAAAGTT